GGCTCATCGTCGAATTGGCGATAGCGACCAGAATTCCGATGAGTGAGTGGACGGATGCATCAGACATCCTGACCGCTCTCGAAGTATTGAAGGAGCGCAAGTGACCGAGCCAGCCTTAGCCTTCGACAAGAAGGAACTGCGTTCGGTCATAGGCGCATTCAAAGCGATGGACGAACAAGCAACCGACGAAGCTAAGAAAATGGGTTATGAGCTGGCGCAATATGCGGCACAGGAAGTCAGAAAAGCCGCGCTTACTCGCACAGTCAATCCGGTCGCGGTTCGGCGAATCGCGGATGGTGTGCGCGTTAGCAGAACCTCAAAAGTCGGTGAATTCTCTTATGGGTTCGCCTCTCAGCGTTTTAGCGGTGGTGGCACGACGCAGAAACTATGGCGTGGTTTTGAGTTCGGTTCTAATCGATTCACACAGTTTCCAAAGCGCACTCCGAGATCCTCGGGGCGTGGTAACGCTGGATACTTCATCTATCCGACACTCCGTCGCATTCAGCCTCAATTAGTCGCCCAATGGGTCGAAGCCTTTGATCGTATTTTGAAGAAGTGGACTTGAAATGGCTGAATTTCGCACGCTGAAACTTTCCATCCTTGCCGACGTAGATAACCTGAAAAAGCAACTCGGTCAGGGCGAGAAGGAAGTTCAGACCTTCGGCAACAAGGTCGCCGAGTTCGGCAAGAAGGCAGCCCTAGCATTTGCTGCAGCCGCAGCCGCCGCAGGAGCCTACGCAGTCAAGCTTGCCGTTGATGGAGTCAAAGCCGCAATCGAGGATGAGAAGGCGCAGGAATCACTACGCCGAACCATCGTCAACGTCACAGGCGCAACCGAAGCCCAGGTCGCAGCGACCGAGGACTTTATCGAGAAAACCGCTCTCGCTACCGGCGTCGCCGATGATCAGCTTCGTCCAAGCCTGGATCGACTCGTTAGGGCGACCGGCAATCTCGAACAGGCGCAAAGACTCCAAGCCCTCGCGCTCGACGTTAGCGCGGGCTCAGGCAAGTCCTTACAAGCGGTCACAGAAGCCCTTTCAAAGGCTCAGGAAGGCAATCTAAGCGGTCTAACTCGGCTTGGAGTGGGTTTATCTAAGGCAGAAGTCGCAACCCTCTCATTTGACCAAATAACCCAGAAATTAGGGCAGACGTTCGAAGGTCAGGCAGCCGCAGCCGCCAACACCTTTCAGGGTCGTCTCGATCGTCTCAAAGTCGGGTTCGATGAAGCGAAGGAGTCGGTCGGGTTCGCCTTGCTGCCGATTCTCGAAAGGCTAATCAATTTCGTCAATGCGAACGTCGTGCCGGTCATCAAGCGATTCACCGAATCATTCGGTGCTCCTGGTGGTCTTGCTGATAACATTCAAAAGACGGTCGACATCGTGCTCAGGGTTTTGCGTCCGGCATTCGAAGGCGCGGTCAGTTTATTCAATCGCATTCGAAATGCCATCAGCGACAACCGAGAATCATTCAGCGCATTCGCAGACTTGATCCAGACTTACATCGCACCAACCATCGGAAAGGTCTTAGGTGGTGCCCTGAAGGGCTTAGGCGTGATTGCTGAAGGTGTCATCAAGGTCATCGCGACCGTGGCAAAGGTCATCACCGCAACGGTCGAAGCTGCCATCATCGGCATAAATGCCCTCATCAAGGCTTACAACGCGGTTCCGCTACTTCCGAACATTCCAACCATCGCAGCACCGTCAGGCGGTGCGGTAGCACCATCCGCGCCATCCATCCGCGCCATCGAGCGTGGGGTTCCAACCGCGAGCGCGCCGGCGGCTTCGGCAGTCGCGCCGGTAACCAATAACATCACGGTGAACGGAGCCATCGACTCAGAATCAACCGCTCGCCAAATTGCCCGAGTCCTTACCGAATCCGCATCGCGTGGCACAGGTGGCGGCGGTGGCTTCTTAGGCGGTGTCCTCGTAACGTGACCGCCTGGACTCCCGAATACCGTATCAAGGCTAACGGCGACGTAATCACCGGCATCACGCTGGTGGGATTCTCAATCACGTCCGGTCGAACTGACGTCAATGCTCAGGCGCAAGCTGGATATGCGGCGATTCGCATTCTCAATCTCACAAATCAGGTCTATTCCTGGGGTGTGAATACTTCCATCCTCATTGAAGTGAGAGATACCACCGGCACATTCGTTTCCATCTTTGGCGGTCGCATTTCAGACATCAGCGTAGGAGTGGAGCGATCCGGTTCGGCTTCAACGGTCACGGTCTTGGACATTTATGCTCTCGGAGCCCTGGCAAAGCTTCAAAATGCCGTCTGGGAAGGATCGCTGAGCAAAGCCCTTGATGGCGAACAGATAGCTATTATTCTGGCGGATCTTTTTGCCGGTAGTTGGAACGAAGTTCCGCCAGCTCTAACGTGGGCAGATTACGAACCGACGACAACCTGGGCGAACGCTGAGCAGCCAGGTGTAGGCGAGATCGATACCGGCGAATACGAAATGATCGCTCGAAGCGCATCACCGGTCAACACTTACTCCATCGTCTCGGATATTGCTAATTCGGGTATTGGCTACCTTTACGAAGATGCGTCGGGTCGCATTTCTTATGGAGACGCAAGCCATCGCCAGGATTACCTAATTGCCAATGGCTACGTCAACCTCGACGCCAATGACGCCCTTGCTGACGGCATACGTTCTACGACGCGCCAAGGTGATCTAGTGAATGACCTGGTCATCAATTACAAAAACAATTTTGGCACGTCTTACACCTATATTGACCAGAATTCGATCGACACCTATGGGCTTTATGCCAGGACGATCAATTCGTTGATTGATGACGATTCAGACGCTCAGGCGGTTGCCGAACGTTTCGTCAGTTTCCGATCCACGCCACGATCCAAGTTCGACTCAATTACTTATGCGCTCCAGAATCCCGAACTAAGCGACGCGAACCGAAACAGTCTTTTGAACGTGTTTATGGGTATGCCGGTGGCAATCTCAAACCTGCCAGCGAATATCAACGGCGGTTCATTCGTGGGTTATGTCGAAGGATGGACGTTTCGTTCGACGCTTTCGGGTCTTTCAATCAGTCTCACGCTAAGTCCGACGGAATTTTGGGCAATTGGACAGGATTGGGATCAGGTGACCCCCTCCCTAACATGGGTGGCGGTGGATGGTACACTTACATGGCAAAACGCGACAGGAGTGATTAGCTAGTGGCAAACACAACCAATTTTGGGTGGGAAACACCCGATAACACCGATTTGGTGAAAGACGGTGCTTTAGCGATTCGAACACTCGGCTCGGCAATCGACACATCGTTAGTCGATCTCAAAGGCGGGACGACTGGGCAAGTTTTGACCAAGGCTTCAAACACCGACATGGATTTCAGTTGGACGGCAGTAGATCCCTTGACCATTCTTGACGCAAAAGGCGACCTGATTTCGGCAACGGCAGCCGATACGCCGGCGCGTCTGGCCGTGGGAACCAATGGTCACGTTTTGACTGCTGATTCAACGACTTCAACCGGTTTGAAATGGGCTGCGCCAGCAGGCGGAAAAGTCTTGCAAGTGGTTCAAGGAACACTCGCAACAACGGCATCAACATCCAGCACAAGTTTTACTGATACCGGTCTGGAAGTCACGATTACACCAAGCGCAACGACCAGCAAGATTTTGATTCTTTCCTCAGTTCCAGCCGCAGTCACCGACGGTGATAACGGCGGCGGTTTCTCTTTATTCAGAAGTACGACTAATTTGGTGTCGCCGACAAGTCCTGGCAGCCGTTACGCTGGCTATTTGCACCTCGCTGGCGCGCAAGTCAATATCAATTTTTCAATGTATGACGCGGTGTGGAATTATCTCGATTCGCCGGCTACGACTTCTGCCACTACATATAAAGTTCGCTTCATTGCTCTCAATGCGGCTCGCGTGGTTTACGTCAATAGAACAGGCTTCGACCAAGACGCGTCACATCAGCCGCGTGGTGTTGCAACAATTATCGCGATGGAAATAGGTGCATGATGATCGATTACACAAAAATACTAATCGAAAAGTACCCAGGAGCAGAATGGACGCTCTATGGTGATGATTATGAAGGTCTGGTCTGGTTATCTGATACGCCAAAACCATCAAAGAAAGTTTTGGACGGATTGTGGTCTGAAGTTCAACAAATCATCGCATCAAGAGAACAAGCAAAATTGGACGCAAAATCCGCAGCACAATCAAAATTAGCCGCATTGGGCTTGACCGTTGAGGATCTTGCAGCTTTGGGGTTGTGATTCATGACTCCTTGGCTATGCCGTGCAGGAAGGCAGATGCGTGAACAAATTGACGATTCTTTTCCTGGTCGTGACCGTCGTTCTGACGGCTGGATTGCTGATGCTCGCCACGATTCGAAGTCTGATCACGCTCCTCGAAGAAACGGAGTCGTTCGAGCTCTAGACATCGATGCGAACCTAGACGATACGAATACGTCGCTTTACCTCGCAGACCAAATCCGGCGTCATGCTCGCAAAGATAAGCGGATAAAATATGTGATTCATGCTGGAAAGATTGCCTCGGGAATCGGGTTATGGAAATGGCGACCGTTTAAGGGTGTAAACCCTCATCACTCCCATATCCATGTCTCATTCAGCGCAAAGGGTGATCGAGACGGATCATTCTTTGATATTCCCTTGATTGGATAACCGTGACCGACTACATGAAGCATCCGATATTCCTCGCCGCAGGCGCGTTCCTCGCAGCCTGGGCAGCGACCAACTTCGAGCTCGATTACCGAGCCGTCCTCTGGGCGGTCGTGTCCGGTGTCTTTGGATACGCGAAGCCATATAAGAAGTGAGCTCCCAGGAATGGGTCGCTCTCATAGCTGGTCTGATTGCGATCCTGAGTGCGTTCGTAGCTGCATTGAGATGGACGGTTCGACAGTTCGTCCTGGAGATTGGCAGCCAACTATTTCAACGGATGGATCGCTTAGAAACTGAGATCGGCGTGTTGACTGAACGTCAGTCAGACATCTATGCGACCATTATGACCGAAAGGGGTTCGCATGGCTCAAAGAAAAACAAAAGCGCAAAAGCTCGCAAGCCTGCGCGCAAAAGAACGAGCCGCTAAGCGAACCAAACCAATCACCGCCCTCGATCTTTGGGCGATCCGCATTCATGAAGCCACCGAGTCGATGAAACGAGCCGGTTGGGAAGATGCGCTGATCACTTCCTACGTTCTGGAGCAATCGTTACCTGATTGGGTAATCGCCGCTCCCGAGCGTCCGATTGAGGACGATGACGACGAGGAAGAAGAAGACTATTAGGCGAACCGTTGTTATCAGCGATCTCCAAGTTCCTTACCATGATCCAAAAGCCGTCCGAAACGTTGCAGCATTCATCAAGCGATGGAAACCCGACCGAGTCGCAACCGTCGGCGATGAAATTGACCTCCCTCAGC